AAGGGGAGGGGGGGTCAAACGGGGGCCCCTCCGGACCCGGGGGTTTTTTTTTTTTTTTTTTTTATGATAATAAAACTAATGTTCCACACACATGTAGCCCTTCTGGCTCTCCCGCGTTAGTAAAGCACGGGGCGTTATGAAGTTTTCAAGGATCCAGTCTGTGTCCAGGCCTCGAAAGAGTCTGGGGCATTTCTGCTTTTACTACTAAACGGACCACCCTGTAAACACTGTCGTTAGTCCTCACGGACCTCCGAGCAGCTGAGAGCGGCTGGCTGTTGGCTGGTTCCCATCTTACTGTAAAAAGTGTTAGTATGGGTTGTGTATGGGGTGAATATCTGATTGAAGTTATTTGCTACCTTAGGGGTTTGCTGTTGCACGAAAGTGATGGCGGCATTGAATACTCCGATATATCGGTCATAAGTTTGTTTGTCATGTCTGGCAAGTTCGGTCTCGAAAGTCTCAACTCTCTGCTTGAAGACTTGGTTCTGGGCAGTAGCGTTTGAATGCTTGGTCCAGTGGATCATGTCAGTGATTGAGTCGATGGCGAGAGGGGCCCTAATTAGGGTAGGCCTCTGGGAGTCCGGTAAAAATCTGCGCTTAAGATAAGTCACTTCGTGAATATTTTCAAAATCGAATGTAACTGTCTCGCGCTTCTGTGAGTCCGTATAGCCGATTCCCAGGTCTAAAAAGAAAGACTGTATTTTCTGGAAATTAACATATTTTCGGAGGAGCGATGAAAGAGCTGCTAAGTGGTCATCACCATAGCAGGCGAGTTCTGTATTTTCTCGCAGTAGATCCACATCAATTGTGCGGTCCTCTTTTTGCTCAAACTCTTCCTTTTCGAGTATCTCTACGATGGCACAAAGGAGATAATACCAATCGCATAGGGAGTTTAAAGGTGCTGTTAAAGGCACTCCAGAAGGCATCCCAGACCTTTTCTGGACCACAGTATTAAGTACTATGATATAAGTGTTGATGAACGACATAACCAATGCTATCCGGGCTTTCTGATTCTCTTCTGAGTCTCCGTACCAATTGTTGATAAGCTTTGCGCCTTCTAACATAACGTCTGGCATCAAAATGCCATCCCAATTCGAGTAGTCTCCAGCTATAAGGGATTTTTTCCCAAAGCGAGTCATTCTCGTGTAGAGGCGGGTCCAGTCGTGTCCCGTTGGATCAATTCCGACACTAATAGGCATTTCCACGCAATTTTGTTGCATGGCGCCCATAAAAACACCAAAGTATTTCCGAGTTAATAGGGTAATGTGCAATGGTAAGCACTCAAAGGTTCTCACCTTTCCTGCTCGGATCTTCTTCTCTGAGAGTAGTTCGTCCTTCATGTTTTCGTAAGCAAGGTATGTTGGAATAACACCTGCTCGTATCGCTTGTTCCGTCTTGTCGAATTCCTCCATCATATATTGGCTAAGTATTTTGCCTTTGTACTTCGGAGCATCGTCTTGTCGATTTAGCACGTAATGAGCTTCTAACCCTGTCCTGTAGGCATCGTTTTCGTCTGTTAAAATAGCCGATTTGCCTTTCATTCCTCCGGAGAGTTTGACATAGGGAAAACCCATACTAGTGTGAGTATCAATTGCTTTGATGACGTTTTTGACGCCATTAAGTGACTCATCAAAAGTTAGCAGTCGCTTGGTTATATATTTGGGCACGATGGTTGACAACATAGTTGCAATAGTCGCGTAAGCCAAAGCCATGCTGCGTGCTGAGAATACCTTGGGGGCAATAGCATATTTATTCAATCCCATTGACATGGGTTTAATGCCTGCTTCCCGGACAGCTTCGTCCACTCTGTGGTCGAGGAGAGAGAAGGTGGGAGTGGCCCTTTTTGTAGGGAAAAATTCTTCACCATTCATCTCGTGCATCTTTGTCA